ACTGAAACATATAACCGCGAATTGTCGGATCGCCAGAAAGACAAATATATCGACAACGAAGACACCTATTTAAATTTACTCGAAATTTATCTCGAGATAGAAGAAGTATACAAAAAATACGAGGCAATAAGTAACGCGTTTCAATCACGCGGCTATGCACTCAACAATATAACAAAAATAAGAGTAGCAAGCCTGGAAGATGTCATTATCTAAAATAGTAAAAGTAAAAATATTAGACGAAGTTAATTGTGCAGTGATCGGGTTAAGTCCCGATCATATCAGTTACTTTTGGGACGAGTATTCTCGAAAGGCGCCAAATTTCTTCTTTAATCCAAAATATAAGTTAGGTCAGTGGGATGGCAGAATTCGCTATTTTCACAAGAACGGAAAAACTTATACGTACTTGCTTGACACTATTATTCCTCAACTTGTTGGTCTTGGATATAGAATTAATCTTATTGATGACCGTACTTCTAGTATCCCCCATCCTCCACAAATTGATAAAAATTATTTTAGGCATATCTTTCATCCAGAATGGAACGAGTTCATAATTTTCCGAGATTACCAAGTCGATGGGGTTAATGCCGCTATCGTAAGTGGCGGTGGTATTATTATAGCTGGCACAGGAGCTGGTAAAACGCTTATGTGTGCAGCTCTGATTGATAGTTACGGTAAATTTGATTTAAGAACGCTAACAATCGTTCCATCAAAAGATCTCATTGAACAAACAGCTACTGAATATGAAATTTGTGAGCTCGATACAGGTAGGTATTATAGCGAAGTCAAAGATATTAATCATCAACATGTGGTTTCAACGTGGCAGTCGCTACAAAATAATCCAAAGCTTTTATCTGAATTCGACCTAATAATCGTTGATGAATGTCATGGAATTAAAGGTCAGGTTCTACAAAAGTTACTAAATGAAGTAGCACCAGATATCTCACTTCGGTTTGGTTGCACAGGTACATTACCTAAAGCAGAGACAGATGCTATGGCTGTTCGCATTACCATCGGCGAAGTTATATACACAATCACAGCACGAGAGTTGATGAATAGAGGACATCTCGCTTCACTCGATATTGAAGTTTTACAACTGGAAGAGGATTTCCAAGAAGAATACGCTGAGCATTGTGACATGCTCAAGGAACACGCTCCCAATGAGAAGTTACCAACATATAGACAGTTTAAAGACAGTTATTTTCCAGATTATCAATCAGAGAAACGATACTTACAAACTAAAAAAGAACGATTAAGATGGATTGCTGATTACATAGAAGTAAAGCGTGACATGGGTAAAGGTAACGTTTTCTGTCTCGTTGATGGTGTTCAAAATGGGCAAAAACTTGCAGGAATGATTGAAGGAGCTATTTTTGTTCATGGTAAAGATAAACAAAAAGCCCGTAAACGAATATATGAACTCTTTCGGGATAATAATAATCTTGTCGTAATAGCAACGATACATATTGCATCAACAGGATTAAATATTAAACGTATTTTTCATATGATGGCTATCGACGTAGGTAAGTCGTTCATTCGCATCATTCAGACAATTGGACGTGGTCTGCGAAAGGCTCCTGATAAAGATTCAGTAGGATTTACAGACATCTGTTCCGATCTCAAATATTCTCGTAAACATCTAACAGAACGAAAAAAGATTTACAGAGAAGCACAATATCCACATAAGGTAAAGAAGATAAAATATGCTGATTTTTGATGATAATAATAAAACAATAATGCTAGATGACATTTATACTCCAACACCAACAAACTATATGTGGGTTCTTGATCTTCAGATGATGGATTATACGTTAACACCTCTACTCGTTCTTGAGGAGATTATATGTCCGTCCATTGAAGTAGCAATTCGAGGGTTTAAATTTTTCCTACCTGCAAATTGGAACGTTCTCGTATTCTCCGAAGAAACATCAGAGCTTGATGTGGTGGAAATTTCGGAAGTAGCAGGACGAGAATTTACGTCGTTTGTGTATGATATATCAGATCCTCTGATTACGAGATACGCTCCAGGACTTATAACAGTAAACAACTACGCGTCTGAATATGTTAATGTTGGGCCTTCGCTGAGTAAGCACCAAATGCTATGTCATCCTATAAGCCCCACTGAATGGGTGAATGTTTCCCCCTCGGATACATATAATAAATACTTAAAGAACGCAGTAATAGGAGATATTTTATGATGGAAACATGGTCAGACGAAACATTTGTACTTGATGATAAATGGATATTAAATAGAGAAGAAGAAGGTGATAACAGTCCCATGAGTCAGTTTGCAGAACTAAATGCAGCTGTTCTTGGAATTATTCATAACGAGAAACGATTTCCAACAAAAGAAGAAATAGCACAACTAAAGTTTGTTTTGGAGCCTTTAATTGAAGATTTATTAGACATTAAGTTATCCGAAACAGATTGGAATGATCAATATATGACAACGTGGGAAGGCATATCTCCAACGTTTACATTTACTGATGATTCAGATGTGGGAATGTTTTCTAGTTCAACAGACACAGTGTTTGTTGTAAATGGAGAAACAACGTCTTCGGACAATGTTAAAGTTCATTTAAACGGTTTATCAGCTGTAGATTTTGAGTCCCTTCCACCATCAGCTCTTATCTCAACAAAAGGCTGTAATAAACATAACACAAGTGAGAAATTTCTTAACGAAATAAAGAATTATGAGTAAAGAAGATAAAAATAAAACAAAATCAGATAATAAAGAAGACGAAATTGTAACGATTAATGACTTTAAGTCAATGTTAGTCGGTATGGATTTAATTTTGGGTGATGATTGGACTCCTGATGAAAATCAGTGGAAGCGAATTCGTGCAAAGATTGACGCGCTTATTGTAACACATGAGCAACCAAAGGCTGTCAGATCAACTGTCCCAGGTTATCTACCGCCTGTTGACTCTAACCTAAATGTATCCGAAAATGAATTACTAAGAAGTTTTCCGAACGTGCCTGTGGGGGAAGCTGCTGAAGCTGCTCCAGCAGGTCAATCAGCATTGATACCACCACAAGTGGCGCCAACTGATAAAGTGAAAACTCCTGATATTGACTCAAGCGCAGGATACAAGAGCACATTTGTCTAATACACAGCTAAAAGATCGAACACTTTATTACGATGGAGATACTGTTGTATCTCCAGATCGTGTACTTGAGTTTATTGATAAGGGCCTTAAAGACATTTATGTATCAAAACTCACAGACGAAATCACACAATTTAACCGTCTTAGTCCAAATAAAATCTTAACAAAAGAAGAAGTTAGACCTTTATCTTTTCAGTGGAATATTCCAGAATCCTACAAATCCATGGATGTTGTTCAGTATATCATCGATAAATGGGCTGATGAGTGCGCTCATAACGATTACACGAGCGATGAGTGCGATATTCGTCAACGCCGTGTGAATGATGAGCTTCACATGTACAAAGACCTACAATTACTACCAATTTTACGTGTGATAATTTATGTTATAAATACATTACAGCAGAATAATATTGTATGGGGCGTTGGCCGCGGAAGTAGTGTATCATCGTACGTGTTGTATCTCATAGGTGTCCACGATGTTGATAGCATTGAGTATGATCTAGATTTCACAGACTTCTTACGTCGCCCCGAATAGGAGAAACCCATGCCAAAGAAAGTCCGAACAGCCAAAGGACAAGAAATAGATTTCGATTTGCTTCGTATTAAGGAGCAGATGGCTGGTGCACCGACACCAGATAGTGTCCAAGCTCGTCAAGACTTTATAGATCAAAAAATGCGCCGACGCGTAAAGAAGGTTAAGGATCAACTTGCGGAAGCAAAGAAAAATCCAAAGAAACCAACTAAACCCGTTGATGTTAAGTCTGATCTTAAAGTAGAGTCAAGTGAGCAAGGTAAGAAAATTGACGAAGCAAAGCCTCAAAAGCGAAAGATTAAAAGAAAGAAATAATGTCAGAACAAATTGTCGACGCTCTGAACGATTTAGAGCCCATCTCTAATCACGTATTGTTTCAGTTTATTGAAGAAGCGGGATATGGACAACATAAATTATTTAAAAATAAAACCGACTGGGGCTTCGAGTTAGGAAGTTCTCATGACGACACAACAAAGACACCACGCTGGGTTAAAATTATTGGTATTGGTCCGGAAGTTCCTGATGATTTCCACGTTGGTCAAGTAGTTCTGGTCCAAGCTCTTGCTTGGTCACGACAGGTCGACTATAAAGGCGTGCAATTCGCGCGAACCGACCCCGATCGAATCCTAGCAATCGATGAAGACACCTAAAAGAACTCATAAATAACCCTAAAGGGGATTTAAGATGTTCTTTGCACTCACAACACTATTTACAGCTTTAGCTATGGCGACCATAGCAGCCTGGTTTGCTATTGCTGGCATCATGGCAATTTTTGCAGGAATGCCTATGTTTGCGATGGTAATGGGTATTGTAGTTGAAGCTGGTAAAATTGTAGGTGTAACTTGGATTTATCGTAACTGGTTAGAGAAAACCAAAATCAAGTTTGTAATGATACCTGTCGTATTAGTGGCAATGCTATTAACAAGTATGGGTATTTTTGGTCTACTATCTAAAGCCCACTTGGAACAAACCGCCCCAGTTTCAAGTAACAGTGCAAAAATTGAACGCTTAGATCAGCGCATTGCGAGAGAACAAACCGAAATTGCGGACGCAGAACTTATCATTGAACAATTAGATGATACAATACGGGTGCTTGTAAATGCTAAAAAGATTAGTCACCTTACGGAAGGTTCACGTGTTGTTCGTATTAATCAACAACCACAACGCGACCAACTCAAACAGATTATAGATAATTCATTTGATTTTATTGATGAATATGAAGACGAAAAACTATCTCTGAACCAAGAATTAAACGACCTTGAACTTGAAGTCGGACCTGTTAAATATCTTGCCGCGTTAATCTATGAGGATCCCGAAAATAGTTTAGACGAGGCTGTGCGCATTGTTATCATAGCATTCATTTTCGTGTTTGATCCAATGGCGATTTTATTATTAATGGCTGCAAATTTCTCAATCATGCAGGTGCGGGGAAGTGGAGTATTTCCCGTAGACCCAGAAGACCCAGAAGACAACAACAATCCACCGGGCGGAGATCTTATTGATTTAATTGACGTTGAACCTGAATCTGTTACCGTTGATAAAATTGATGTTGAACCTGAATCTGTTACCGTTGATAAAATTGATGTTGAACCTGAGTCTGTTGCTGTTAAAAAGAACACAATCTCTAATAAACCAGACAGAGCCTGGATGAAAAAGATTCCCGGAAACGATAAAGATGTTGATGTACACATGATTCATGGTGTTATTAAAAAACTTAAAAATCGTGATAAAACAAAAGAAGAACAAAAACTGCTTGAAAGGTTCAGAAAATTAGCAACAAGCAGAGGTATTCCGTGGGACATTGCTAAACGTGCCTCAGTAGCAACAAGAAATTCTCTTCTTAACGAATAGTTGTTTACCCTAAACGTCTTCTGTATAATAGGCTGTGAAATGTTCCAGGAGAAGACATGAGCGAAGAACATAATCGCAAATTGTGGGTAGAAAAATATCGCCCCAAAACAATAGAACAATACGTATTCCACGATGAATTCATTAAAGCATCCGTTATAAAAATGGTTGCTGACAAAAACATTCCACATTTGTTACTATCAGGTGTACAAGGTTCTGGCAAGACAACACTATCACAAATTTTAGTTAACGAATGTCAAGTAGACGAAACAGACGTTCTCACCGTTAATGGGTCCGACCAAAACTCAGTTGATGACATGCGAACACTTATAAAGTCGTTCATAACCACGTACGCGTTAGGTGAATTTAAAGTTGTTCGACTTGAAGAAGCAGATTATCTAACACACAACGCACAAAGCGTTCTTCGTAACATGATGGAAGATTATGTTGACGTTGCAAGATTTATATTAACGTGTAACTACGAAAATAAAATTATGCCACCTCTCAAATCACGCTGTCAACATTTTCGATTCAAGGCAGGAGATAAAGTTGATATTACTGAACGGGCCGCAGAGATTCTTGTAGCTGAGCGCGTTGATTTTAATATCGATACGTTAGATAAGTTTGTCGCTGTTGGCTATCCTGATCTTCGAAAGATTATCAATCTACTCCAACAACACACAATTGATGGTAAACTTTTATATCCACAACACGAAGAAACCGGCGATTATAAATTTAAACTTCTCGAACTCATTGAACGTGATAAGTGGCTTGATGCTCGTTTACTGTGTTGTGAAAATGTTGTTGCGGAAGAGTGGGAAGGAGTATACAGATTTTTATATGAGAATTTAGGTAAAGCACCTAAGTTTTCCAATGAAGATAAGTGGCAGTCAGGAATCGTAATTCTTGCAGATCATTTGTATAAGCACGGCATTGTTGCAGATCCAGAGATTAACGCCGCAGCAATGTTTATAAGATTAACTCAGGTATAATAAAAATGTGGTGGACAGAACTGAGCACCGAGGAAGATAAAATGGAAGATAATAGAACACAAGTAACAAACGAAAACTATAAACAGATTGAATATGATCTTGGTGGTGGCGTAAAAACGATATCACTCGAACAACTTGAGCGTAACCCACAAGAATATCAAGTTGAAGGAACGTTAAATTGGGGAGACCACGAAGCAACTGAATCCAGCCTGATAGCAGGAACTGGACTACAAGGAGGAGGGTTTTGCGGACTACAAGCAGAAACAACCGAATTTAAAGATTCAGATCTTATATATTTTCAAAATGGGAATGAAATGTTAGCCCAGTTTACAGGTGATCATCTTTTTATTCTATATGACGGAGGTCAAGATATGGTTACTGTTAATCTTGACACCGGCGATATAAAATTTGGCGATAATTACACACCTGATAAAGCAGCTCAACTATTCTGGGAAACGATTGGTGAGTTTAAAGTAGATCAAGATCAACAAACTGCCGAGCTTGAATATGCAAATATTGATTGGATTGAGCCGTATGATCCTACAGAAGAATCATATGTTGGCGAATCAGCTATAGATATGGTTAAAAAAGCAATCGTAAATCATAAGTTTGATGACGCAATGAAGGTAATTGACTAATGGCACGGCAACGTAAACCAGAAAACGAAACTCTTGAAGAAACTCGTACAAGACAATTGTTAGAGTCTATTGCTAATAATGCTGATCGCAGTGAAAAGACATCGTGGAATCGTAAAATGGATAACATGATCAAGTTTATCACAAGACTTAAACCACTCGAAGAACAAATTCTTGAAATTGAACAACAGAAACTACCAATTATCGATGACATTCAAGCGTTGCGACAACTGATGACTAAGGAATGTATTCATCCTTACGATCATTTAACTTATTTTGAGAACCACGTTCGGTGCAAGTTCTGCAATCGTCGTATTTCAGTTCCACAAGAGTTTGTCGATGGCGACGAAGTATAAGTTAGACATATTCAAAGTTCTTAACGAAGTAAACAAACAGAACTATGAGTATTATGATCTCTTAGATGAGGAACAAGAGAAAGCATTAATGCCTCTTGTTGTTCAGCGGTGGTTAACAGGAACAACAGACGCTCGACAGATATTCTTTTTGAATGAATTGTCGAATCGTTTTATCTTTTCGTTGGCAAAGCATAAGAAGCTCCTTTGGCAGCTTCTTAATATTTCATCAAGTGGTGTATCTCGTCGGTACAGATGGAATAAAGCTAAATCAAAATCATCATCCTCATCGCCGACCATTACAAACATCATAAAAAGAACTTATGATTATAGCACCTCCGATGCGATTGATGTAGCTCACTTACTATCGAATGGGGACATCCTCACGATGGCGGAAGACCTAGGATTGCAGAAGGAAGAATTAACAAAAGTAAAATCTGAATTAAGGAAAAGAAAATGAAATTAATTAAAGATGTAAAAATAGATGGCGATTATACAGAATTTAATATAGATGTTCGAATGAAAACTAGATGGGTTCCTCACTTTCTCGGTATGTTAAAGTACATGCAACTACTTGGAGGCTGGGGTGGTTCAAGATTAGTATCATTCGTCTCCGATGGAGATGGGGACTTTCGTCCAAAATTTGAGTGGAGTGATGAATTACCAGAACCGGCTGAACCAGCTAGCTCAGATGGTGATGGTAACAATACTTACGACGCAGGATAGTGAGCACCGGGTATAAATTCGAATGTAAGTTTTGTGGTTCTCGGTTTAAAATTGAAAGCCGATTTATGAAACACCGCTGCAAAGCAATGTTGCGAGATGAACAAATAAGAACACCACTAGGACAGGCCGCCTGGTCTCACTATCAAAAGTGGATGAAATCGTATAGACGAACCGTTCCTTCTATTGAAACATTCATCACGTCAAAGTATTACACAACGTTTATTAAGTTTGCTCAATTTTCTCAGAAGGTAGGATTACCAGATATCGATACGTTTATTTGGTATATGAAAGAAAAGAACATGCCTCCATCAATATGGATTAACGATGAAATCTACGCTAGTTATATAGAATTTGTTGATAAAAAATCCGATCCAAACAAACAAGCAAAACAAACAATTGAATATCTATTCAAAATCGCTGATGAATACCAAGTTGATGTCGCAGACGTATTTGAAGTCTTAGATCCAAATGATGTTATTTTATTACTGCATCGTCGTCAATTATCTCCTTGGATCTTAATTCACAGCACAAAATTCAAACAATTTCTTATAACCAAAACCAACGATGATCAACGATTGATCATGGAAACAATCATTAGACCCAATTATTGGGTCAAAAAGAAGGCCAAACATCCCGAAATAGTCGCACAAATGAAGAAGTATGTCCGCGAATTAGATCTCTGATAAATAGTAAATACAGAGGATTATTGCGTGTGACGCACGAGGACATTACTTCGCATGGCGAACGAACAAGCTATTAGAAATACGAGAGGCTCTCTCGTAACCACAATTAGTCAAGGTAAAACGGATACGACATCAACAAGTCTCGTATTACATGGCTACGCTGTGGCAGAATATGGTCAACTACGAGATCAAAATCTTGTTCATATGTTGGAAAATTTCTATGGCACATCTGGGCCAAGTAATCCTATCGAAGGTCAGTTGTGGTTTCGTGCAAATAATGAGCTATTCGTAAGAACAGGTAGTCCTGGGGATTGGGAACCAGTGGTTCCACCTGCAAACGTGCTCGGATTTAATGTAATTGCGGGTTGTGGTTTAACCGGTGGAGGATTACCGACACTCTCTCCAGCAGAGGTGGTACTTAATGTCGGCGCCGGAACAGGTATTACAGTTGATTCACCGGTTGGGTTTATTACAGTTATCGAATCTGAAATTGACCATGATGGTTTGTTAGGGTTTGTTGCGAATGAACACATCAACCACTCATCAATTATATTAACAGCTGGTGACGGTTTAACAGTTTCAACGGGCTCGCCAGCAGATGGTTTAACCGGTTCAATTACGTTTGATCTTGGAGTTGGTGACGGTCTTAATATTTTTACTGACTCTGTAGGTACAGACACTACGATTGTTAATATAGCTGGTTCTCCTTCAATTCAAACCGTTGCCGGTATCAAAACATTTAACGATCAAATTCAAGGAGACGGCACAATATCAGATCCTTCCGTTGCTGTAGCATTCACGCTTGGGTCACCAGTTGACGAGACAGGAATATTCCGAGTAAGTTCAAATGTATTAGGTTTTGCTACCAGTGGCATTCAACAACTAACAATACAAGCAGATGGTGTGATGCGAGTTGGAGCTGGATCACCAGTCGGATCACCACGATACGAGAACAAAATTTCTGCTGATGACGATATTCCCAATAAAGCATACGTGGATAGTCTTGCTCCTTCGGGAATTAGTCCAACCGAAAATACATTCATTGGTACTGGTACGATTACTGGTATGAATATCGATCAAAAGTACCTTGTCAATATATACGGAATACTTCCAGTCAAAGGGCAAACTAAGGAAGACCTCAGTGCAATTGTTATTCGATCGGGAAGCGTGTTGTTTGCGGGGACAGAGCTTGCATCTACAGGTGGCCCTAATCAAATAAATTGGATGGATGGCAACTGTCCAACGAGTTGCAGTTTTATTATTGATATGAGAGACGATTCGGGCGAGACAGCCATAAATTGTCAAGTAAGTAATGGTGTCGGAGGCAATGTACCTTCGACATTTATGACAGCGATGCAACTAGACGATTCACCATAATGAAACAGTTAATAAAAAATTCAGACAGTAATGTAATAGAAATGATATTTGAAGGTCCAGTAACTCTATCGACTGAACTTGAATCAGTTCCTATCGAAGACGAACTGTATCGTGGTGATATGTTAGGATCAATTTGGACAAACATTAATAATTATAAACCATATCCAAAGATTGGTGATTATTGGAAATCAGATGGAAAGAATTGGTTTGATGCTCGTCCTAACGAAGTAGTTTGGGAAGATGTTCGGAAAAAGCGCGATAAAGAACTTCTTCAAAGTGATTGGACACAATTAAACGATAGTCCGCTTCAATTTCGGTGGCAGTGGACGATGTACCGTCAAAAGTTACGTCAAATTCCTAATGATAATTTAACTAATCCACGAGCAGCCGAAACAGCACTTAAATACATAATAGTTCATGATAAACCAAATAGGAGTACTTAATTGAGTCGCGAACGATATTTTGGTAACGTGTTTAATATACACAATTCTCGGGGTGATTTAGTAGCATCAATCGACGAGAAAACTGTAGATAAGACTTCAACGAGTCTTGTTCTACACGGCCGTGGATATTCACCTTATGGGTTGGCTCGCAATGAAAATTATGTTCGTCTTATAGAAAACTTTTCTGGCACTGCACCACCCCTCCGTCCAATTGATGGTCAGCTTTGGTGGAAACAAAACGAAGCTCTTTATGTCTTCGACACCGCTATTGGAAGTCCATCGTGGCGAACTATCGTACCACCAAGTACTGGTATTGGTTTTAGTGTTACTCCTGGCGATGGTTTTGATCAAACATCAGGCGGTCTTCCTATAGGTTCTCCTCTTGAAGTATTAATAGACCTTGGCGAAGGTCGAGGAATTCAATTAGGTGCAGACACGGTCGGAACTAACGCAAGTGAAATTCTTCACGATGACCTATTAAATTTTGTTGCAAACGAACACTTAGACCATGCTGCTATATTTTTAATTGGAGGAGCAGGCATCACTGCAGGTTCTCCAGCAATTTCTAGTAATGTTGAGCTGAACATTGGAGCGGGACGAGGTATAACAATTAATACGGGTAATGTTAGTATTGATGACGCTGTTGTAATGCGAACATCCGGTAGTCAAACTCTAACAGTCACTAAAGATTTTACATCACAAATGCGTGGTGCTCAATCAGGAACGTCTGCTGCTGTTCCAGCATTTGCGTTTAGTAACGATTCGAACACTGGTTGGTATCGTTCAACAACAAATCAACTTAGTTTTACAACTGGTGCAGTTCAACGCTTCCGAATTGAATCAGGTGGAGTGTTAAGATCCTTAAACAGTGCCTATGAAACTCTTGTACAAGACGATCAAGATATACCAAACAAAAAATATGTTGATGATGTGATGGCTGCTGGAGGAAATCCAACAGTAAACACTCATATTGGCGTATCATTTATTTCCGGACTACTAACTAACACAAAATATCTTGTAAACATTTATGGTCGCACACCCAACAAAGGTAGAAGCAGATTTACTCTTGAGAGTATTGTACTAAGACGCGGATCCACCACTCCTGGACTTGGCACAATAGTCGCATCAACACCTTCTGTACCATTTCCTAATTTTAATTGGCACGACGGTTCAGCAGCAACAGGCGTTTCGTTTATTTGTGACACGAATTCGGATACAACAATAAACGCAGTGACAAACGCACCTTGGTTTACGAGTTACGAAAATCACAACGGACATGCAACCTATATGGCTGCTATTCAAATAAGTGAATAATACTTACACAATACGCACAAGTCGCGAATCGTTAATCGTTAATTTAGCCGAGGAACGTCGCTTTACGCTAACAGGAAATGTTAGACTGCATGGCCGTGGTTCAGAAAATTATGCGTTCGATCGCAACGAAAATCTTATTTACAAACTTGAAAACTTTGCTGGGTCTCCTGCACCTTCAACTCCTCTTGATGGACAACTGTGGTGGGATATACCGACTAGTACTTTACGAGTTTGGAATGAATTTGGTAGTCCAGATGTACCACGATGGCAATCAGTTGTACCTACTTCAGCGGGTGTTGGTTTTCTTATTAACGCCGGACTAGGATTAACGTACCCTGGATCTCCTCTACCACCAGTTGTTGCTGATCCAAATTATGACATCTCACGTATCAACCCTGCCCTAGCGGGGTCGCCGCTACCAAACACAGCTACGGGGGAAAATGGTGATGTAACCGATATGTTCATCAACACAGCTGGTACCCTATTATTCATGGTTAACGACAGTTCCGATACTATCAGCAAATACTCGATGAGTACTGCTTTTGACTTCTCAAGCCTAACACTAATACAAGGACCAATTTCTCTCCCAGGTGCGATAAACCGTCCGTTTGGTATGACAATGAACCCGGATATGACTGAACTTGTTATCGCAGATATCACTGTTAATTCAGTTGAGTCATATGCACTCTCCGTCGCTGAAGACCTCTCAACGATCGCCAGCTCTCCCACAGTAGTGATTTCGACAGCG